CTCGGCACGACGTTTCTCCTTCTCCGTGATCGCCTGTATTTCGGCGATGAGGTCTTTCGCCAGCCCCGCATGATTGACGCTGCCCGTAATGCGAGCCGTGAGAATCTGGCGAATCCTGCGCATCGTCTCATCGTCAATCGAGCGGATGAGGTCGAGATTTTCACCAACCCACAGCTCTTTGAGTGCATCGAGGTCGTCGTCCGCATCCTTTCGCGAGAGACGTGCGCCCCTGCCGCTTATCTGCGTCCCTACAACGCTCTCCAGCAGCCTCTTAAGGTCGCGCCAAGTAAAGTGTGCCACCGCGTCAAAAAAGCGACACATGCGCCCTTCCAGCGCGTCAGCTTGCGGCATATCATGTCGAATGCGGTCAATGAGCAGGTCAAGATACACGTTGACGCTCGTCGCTCGTGCCTCGGATTGCTCCGTCACCAGTTTCCGCATTTCGAGGATGTAACTGCGAACGACGGCCATGCAGTCTTTCACATAACCCGTCAGCAGCTTCGTGTAATCGCACTCCATTGCAAACGGATAATGCAGTTTACGCTTCGGGACGATCTTCAATACCCTCACCTACTTTGATGCGCCCCGCCTGACGCACGGTTTCCCTTGCATCCTCCGCGCTTATGGCACCGATGTCAACGAGGTGCTGGATTGCCTCTGCGTCGTACTCGCTTGCCTGCGCCTTGAGGTTTTCCACCTCCGCTTGCTCTTTCTCCGTCGGCAGCCAAAGCGGCTTAAATTCGAGTACATAATGCTCGGGCAACGTCGTCACCGCCTTTGCCTTCTGCAGCAAGTCAATCAGGCGCACCAGCTTCGGTTTCAAGACGCGCTCCTGTATGCGGCGGACGAGGTTGTAATAGTTCTCCATGTCCGCTTTGCCCGTGGAGTTCAGCCCGTTCGGACTGCGCCCAAAGAGCACCGTGACGGGAATATCCGATGCCGCAGAAAGCGCCGTTTCAAACTGCTCGATGATTTCCTTCACGCCTGCAAGGCTCATGTTCTTGAGGTCGTAATCGTCTTCTTTGTCAATGGCGATGGTATTCATCAAATGGCGCACCATGTCGATAAGCTGCAACCGCGCCTGCACGAATTTCTCCGTCTCTTCGTTTTCAAGATTGTTCGTCAGCCCATCCAGCTTCAAGATGCCCTGCGACATACGCGAGAGCGCCATCAGTGCGAGACTGTTGCCCGCGCTGTACTGCAAGAGGTTTTCCCGCAACTCGTCGAGCACCTTGCCGCCCCAGCCGTCACGCATCCGACGTTTCTGCGTCGGAATAACGCCGCCCTTGAACACGAGCAGACGGCTCTCGTGCACAAGGAATGAGTTGCCGTTGTAGCCGATGAGCGTGTAAAACTCCGGCTTGCCGTAATTCGGGTTATACGGATCATCGTAATAATAGCTTTCGTAAACTTGTATCTCGGGCGGCTCGAACACTTCCAAGCCTTCCACTGCCTTGATCTGCTCCTCGTTCAGCGGGTCTTCCAGCGTGCCGCCGTCATTGACGAGCATCAAGATTGCCGCACCGCCGTAAAGCCTATCCCATGCAAGCGCCGCCGAAAAGACTTCCTGCACGCGCAAATCCTCAAGTACAGACTGAATATCTGCATCCTGTAAGAGTGGCGTTGTACCGTCGCGAAGCTCGAAGCCTGCACGCACAGCCTCATCGGCGGGAGCCTTGATAATCTTGCGAGCGATGCCGTTGTAGGTAAAGAGGTCACTCGCCTCCTCAAACGTCACATGCGAATTGCGCCCGGAATAGCGATAGCTCATATACGGATCACGCTGGCGCATCCCATGTCCTACCACGGTGTTGTAGTAGCCGTCATATCGGTTCAAATCGTCTCACCTCATCAATGCGCTAGAGCGCGCCAACTCGTCATATTCGACACAGCGGCAAAGGCGTCGCTTGACGCATCCACCATGTCATCATGCAGCCCGTCGGGAAAAGCATCCATCTCGGACAGATACATCTCATTCCAATCGCCTTTCAACAGCAGCACGTTTCCAGCCATCCACTGCGCCGAAAAAGGCTCCGCCCTCGTGATCTTGCTCCCCGAGACCGTCGCCGTTTTGACATTCCATCCCGCCAGCTCCTTGACATAGCTCCCCGCCTGCGCCTTGCCCGCCTGCCCCGGGTCTTGCGGCAAGCGAATATTGCGGCTGCGGTACACATCGTTGTCATGTTCCGCTGTTGCGCGAATCAAAGCCCGAACTTCCGCCGCATTATAAGCACGCCGCACCACGTCGAGCACGATGTATCGCCCGTCCCGCATACGCCCGATTAAAACGCCCGCCGTTCTGTCCGGATTCTTGTTCTCCGGCGTAATCTCTGTCGCGGCCAAGTCCCACGCCCGCATGATGCTGACAATCTTTTCCGGCACCGCCTCGACGACATGCGCTTTTTCGCGGTTGAAATAAAGCCCAGCTGCAGGGCGGATTTTCCAGTTGCCGCCCAGAAGCCGCTCTTTCTGAACAAGGGAAAGCGCCTTGAGTGAGGACAAATATTGCGGATTGCTCTTCAGAAGAATTTTGTTGTCATAGACCGACGAGGCAATAAACGTCGCCGTCTTGCAGTCTTCCGCAAAAATGCGCTCATCCTTCGCCCTGTCTGCATTCACGATCTCCATGACCTCTTCACGACTGTCGCCCCAGACGATGCCGCCATCATCCGTGCGATAGAATACGCGCTGCACACCGGATCGCTCCGAGATCGCAAGCCCTGTCTCGGGATCAATCCACCACGAGATAAATTCCTTGACCCAGCTATCCGCATCGGGATTGCACGTCGCACGAACGTAGGGCTTCACGCCGCATGTCGAGCGATTGCGCGACAACATATAAAAAAAGACAAACTCACTGAAATGCGTGAGTTCGTCGAAGCCAAGGAAGCAAATCTGCGATCCCTGCCAAGAGTAAACATCATCGTCCGAAGCGATGTAGTCAAAGGATAGCGTTGACAATCCTGCAAAATCCCAGTGCCGCTTCGGTGATTTCCACGGCACCGCCCCTCGAATCCCCGTATACATCTGCTTCGAGGTTTCCCAAAGGCCGCCTGGCGCTGTCACCTGCGTGTAATTGCGTCGAAAAATCACGCCGTTAAATCCCGCCATATTCTTGTAGCGCAACGGCTCCAACAAAAGCGCAAACGTCTTGCCGCCGCCCGCGCTGCCGCCAAAGATGCAGATATCCGCCGAAGATGCGAGAAATGCTGTCTGCGGTCCTGCCTGCGGTTTTAGGCATTTCATCAGATATCCATCTCCTTCTCCGGCATCATAATCTGCACATCCTCAACAGCGTCACCGCCCTTATCCGCTCTCAACGCCCGCTCTTTCAGTTTGACCTCGCGCTCCTTGAGTCGCACATCTGCGCTCTCGCCGATCGTGTCTAGGAGAATCCTCATCATATGCGGATCGCCTTTGCATGCATTGCGAATAATGCTGCCGAGGATAGCGTCGCTGACGGTAAGCTCACCGTCACTGAGCTTCGCCGCCTGCATGATCGCATTTCGCATGTCCGGATGCAGCTCATCAAGCCGCATGGCGACCGCCTCTTTGAGCGCGGTACGGAGCGCCTTCTTGCGGCGACGAGATGCACCACTCGCGATGCCGCCTTTTTGTGTGATTTTCTTTTGTTCATCTTTTGTTCGTTTGTTGAGTGGCACCAAATCCTTTTCCGCCATGCTACATACTCACCACACTCCCCGAGTTTATAAAAACCACCAATTTTATAAAAGCAATAAAAGCACATTTATAAAATGTTACAAAAATGGAAACATCATGCCGTTACAACGATAACAACATCTGCGTCACACTGCCCTGCCGTCTCGCAGGTTCGCGCCCTCTATCCAGCAGCTTGAACACCTCTTCCCGCTGATACGTCCAGATGCCGCTGATGCGCTGAAGTGTCTCTTCGATATCCTTGATCGTCCTCAGCATACTGTCCAGAGTTCGCACTACTCCCCTTTGATACGCGAGCGGCGGCACGAAGATCAGCATATTCGCCAGCTTCTCTCTCGGCAACGACGGAACAGTGCTGCTTGCGTTGAACCGTTCTAAACGCTCCGATTGCAACAGGTGAAACAAAAAACGTGCGTCCATCACGTCTTTCCTGCATTTGATATAGACGCAAGTAGCACCGCAGAAGAACGGCGTACCCGTCGAAACGAAATACTGCTTCTCAATCGAGCCGCGAATCGGCACGATTACTGCAGGGCCTTCATCCATCGCCGTATCAATATGAGCGACAATCCCGCCAGACATGTATACGGGCACGCTCCCTGCGCTGTACGCGCTATGCGCTTTCCCGCTCTTGATCTCGCCGATCTCTTTGACCCTCATGCGCCGCACCTACATCGTTTGCAAGTTTCTTCCGGTACTCATCCAAAACCTCCTGCAAAGCGTCCAACAGCGGAGCAATGCTCTCGCCGCCCATCGCCGTTTATGCCAGATAGGAAAACTCAAGACTTGCGCGTAGATGCTTGCACAGGGCATCTCTCGCCTTGCGCTCCTCTTCCTTGATGTCGATTTTCTCGCGCTGCGTCTCCTGCTGCAAATAAGTCGACACGCTCAGAGAAAATCCGTTCTCTCGCGCCTCTTCCAGCGGCACGACGCGCTCCATTT